TTCCAAATGCTGCTACATACTTGCGTATCGTTTGATGATAAAAGGTAGAACCTAACATTAGTAATTAGTCCCTTCACTGAATGGATTACCCTCTGTGAAATCAAGAATCGAATCTGCATCACTCTCGAACTGTTTGTTACTCGTTACTCTTTCTTGTGTTCCTGCCTCAATTTGTGCAAGAGTTTCGGATGCTTCATCTGTAGTCTGTTTGGTTTCGTATGTACCTGTAGCCAAACTTGTTGCACCAGTAAGGATTTCTCCTACTGTAAAATTGCCAGTCATATTGATAAGATATAGATACCTTGTTGTAGCATCCCATTTTGCAACTTCACCAGTTTTACTTGAAGTACCACCTGTGACAGTTTCACCAACTTGAAAAGTACCAGAAACTGCAGGGCTTGATGCTAATTCAGAAGTACGGACAAATGATTGTTGTTCTTCAATATCATCTATTTCTTCTATACCAGTGTCAATCTTCTCATCTGAATAAGAGAACAATTCACAAACGAGATCAAAAGATTGTAAAGTTCCTGCTTGATAAAATACATTTGAAGACTGTACATCCAAAATAGTGAATAGTCCATCTGTGAGAGGGAAGTATATGAGATCACCGGCTTTTGGTTCTACATCTCTACCATTAGTTTCAAAATTAAGTTCTTTGAATCTTCTTCTTGATACTGTAAGAGTGATCTGGTCACGCACCTCAAGCCCAAAATTAGAGACAAATGTGCCATCACCACCGAAACCATCAACATTCTTGATATACATCTCAATCACTCTTTGATCCTTGAACTGTGAAAGTCTGTCTTCACCATATAACAAGTCTTCTTTGACGAGAGTTCTTGGCATATAATGCACATCAATCCCATAGACTTTGATTGATTCAATAATCAAGTTTTCAATAAGTCTTTGGTCTGGTGTGTTTTCGCCGTAGTGATTGAAGTAGTGGTTTGTTGCCATCTTATCCCATCATGAAGTCATCTGGTAGTTGATATTTGAGTTGAACTTCTTCTTCAATTCTATCAATCTCTGTAGTTGCATCATCGTAGAGTTGCCTACCATTAAGTGTAACTCCACCTGGCAACTGCATCCCTTCAAACTTGATGAGATTCTGCCCCCATTGTTTCTTAAAAAGTGCAGTGACATATTTCTTGAGGAACATATCACCATAGACATCGGAAAATGAAGATGGATCTGTAATTATGTATGCTTCTGCAACAATGAAATCATCAATATTTACATCTGTACCCCACTCAATGTCAAGATATAACCTATCTGTATGCCGATTAAATCTAAATCTTGGCATAGTATTGAAAAGATTGTTTATCATTGTCAATCTTTGTTGTGTGAATACAAAATTCTTAAAAGATTGCATTCCACCAAAAGTGTATAAATCGTTGAGTGAATATTGATAATTTACAGAAAACATATTGGTATTGTTTCTACTTTCTTGGTAAAATGGAATGACTCCTTTGATGCCTATAATATTTTCTTCAATACTTATATACTGATTGTCAAAATCTCCTAATGTGTTTGCATCTGAAGCTGCAGTTGTTGCAGATGCACCACTTGTCGCACCAGTAATTGTTTCTCCGTTACCAAATGTGGTAGTGGTATTTGCATAATATGTGTTTCCATCCCCTCCCGCTTTTACTTCTGGATTTTTGTAGCGTATTGTTGTATTGGCACTATGATATTCATGGACTGTTGCTCTTACACCACTCGTACCACCAGTAATTACTTCACCTGCAGTGAATGCTGTATTAGTAGTTATTTTTAAAGTTGAACCTGTGATTTGATGTTTCAAAAAGGTTGGATAAGTACCATCAAAATGATATTCCTGAAAGAATTCAAGTGCATCATCAATTAAATCTTCCATCTGATCGTCATCAAGATTGAGTTCCACCACTGGATGGCCGAGTTTTCTTTTTGCGTAATCTTTTAAAGTTGCACGTGAAGTTGGTTGTGTCATCTTATCCTCAATAAGTTGCAGATGGTGAAACAGTTACCACACCTTCAGCCAATCTTTCAATAGTTGTTCCGTCTGACTGTGTGTATTCAACGTCATACACATATTGGCCTGGTGTTATTGTTCCAGTTTGTGTAGCAGTCAGAGAAATTGTAACATTTGAACCTGTTTCGGCAGTGGTAAATGTTACAATATTATTTGAAGTGTAGTGGGATGGTCTGAGCTTACCAGATGTGGTTCCAGAGGAAATGGTTACATTGCCTCCTGCTGTATTTTTTGCAGTAATAGTCTTCTCAAAGGTGCACCCTTGGTCTATTACTAAATTTACAGTTTGTTTGTTAAGAGTGAGTGCCATGAAATCTCCTTAAAATAAACCTTTCCATATATTTAGTAATGGAAGGAGTTAGGAGATTAAACAGATGGTTCGTCTGGCCACCCATCACCGATATTTACGGCAATGAGTTCATCAACAGTTGTGGTTGCAGCAACTGCAGTCTCATGTTCTGTGGCTTTAGTTCTTACACCATCTCTGTATGTCTGTACTGCAGAGGGAACAGCAGTTCCATCATCAGCTTTACGAGTGATATACCAATCATAAGGTTGTAGTTTTGCACCCTGCATATCTTTTACTTCTTGTATCTTACCCCACTGTAGACCTCTTGCATGGAGTGTGAGTGAACCAGAGATTGTGGTTGAAACTGCTGGAGAAAGAGCAGTTCCATCTGCATTGAAAGCCCTAACTGTATTACCATTTGCCCATGAACCTTTTGTAATTTCAACATTAAGTACACCATCTGCTTTTGAGATAATCGTACCCTTTTTGGCAGCAGATGAAAAGGTAGCAGAACTTGCAACTTTTTGGCCGTCTTCAAAACCATCTGCAGAACTTACAGGCATTGCATAAACATCTTTCAGAGGTTTTTCAGTACTTGTGTATGTACCTGTCACACCTGTCACATTATCATCAGCATCTTTGGTGACTGCATATGTTGGTCCAGATACATTATGATATTTTGAGTCACTTGGGGTATTAGTCATCGTAATAGCCCAAATGTTCAGTGCTCGTAGTTCTGAAGCAGACCAGAGAGAAAATATACTTGCAGGATATTGGACACCATTCAAAGTGATGCCAACTGGCCTCATGTATAGTTGAGCGATTGTGTCGTTATCGTTGAGTCGTGCCCACATAGTTAATTTCCTTAAAAGTTGTTACTATTATATTTATAAACTTTAGTTATCTTGCTATTGCATACTTGAATGGCATTTCAGCATAGGCCATGTAGATGTAAGTATCGCCAGATTTATTCCAAGTCTGGTCTGTTTCTCTAATTTTAATACCATTGCTGAGAAAATCTCCTAATTGATAAGATGATGTAGACTCAGCATCAGCAGCTGATGGAGCTAATCTGGCATTTACTGGATTAACAGGATTTCTTTTATTATCATTTATTTGCCAATTTGTTGAACCTGTTGTTGCATTTTTAAACATAATAAAAGCAGGTTTAAATCCAAGATAAATGAATGGACCATCTGCATTTCCGTTTCCTTTATAACTACCAAATTTAGAGTAACCCTCTACTGAGTGCCAACAATATGCAATATAATCGTTACCTGAGTTAGAGGACCAATAAATGTATTCAGATGTGGGTGCTGGATAACCACTATCAGCCCCGGCGCCAGTGGTTTCAAGAAGATAATAATCAAGTGAACCATCTGCAAGAGTAGTGTAAAAATGAAAATTTTCTGTAGAATTTCTATCTTTTATAATATATACATCTGGAGTATTATCCAGACCATGACCTATGTAGTTACTACCAACAGGGCCACCATTACTATTCCAACTTACTATACTAAATCCAGCATCTTGATTTACACTTACTGTACTTTGATTATTTCCTTTATTGTTTATTTTGGTATCATTTCCTGCTTTCCAGCACCACAAAACATAATTGTTACTGGTTTGATTAGTATTTCCAGCAGCTGCAGTAAGACTTCTTATGTCTACTCCACCATCAAAGAAATCAACTATACCACCACCATCAGCTACTTCTGCTGTAGCAACATCAGAACGTAATATCTTACTTACACCTCTTACTGAATCATGTAACCAATGTGCTGTGCCATCACTTCTATTTTTACCCCATACTAAGTCAGGTTGAAATCCTAATCCGCTTACTACTTGTCCTGTTGTGCCATCACCAGTGTACAACAATGTATCAAAATGTTTATCTGGTGTACCTGCAGCAGAGTTAGGTCCAATTGGTGCAAAGTCTGCA